ACACCTATACCCTTTATATGATCTGCAATCATTTGTGCAGTAGCACCATTGATATTTAATCTCATGTCTGGAGGGAAATCACGGGGATCCTCTTTGGCAGCTTTATCTTTTATCTGTAAAGTTTTAACTTTTTTCGTTCCTTCAACATCTTCTTCTAGTTCATGTTTATAAGCATAAAAAGTGCGACTGTCCTGATCTTCCACCATGAAACAGTCGCCATTGTCTAATTCACTTATTAATTTAACTCTTGCACCAGTTTTCTTATGTTTAAAGAGCGAAGCCATTAGGACCAGAGTTTTAATTTCTGGTCCTAGTTTAGCTCAAAAATTAAGAAACAGTACGGTTAGTTAGATACTGCTCGATGTCAGCATATCCAGGAGCGTCGTCTTGTTGCATGTAGCAAACTTCAACAACAATGTATCCTTTGTTTCCTGCATCAGCGTCAGCATCTGATAGATATACTCCATCAGCAGCAGCAGTACCGTTAGCACCATCCTTGGTAAATACTTTCCAAGTTGTGTCAGCAACTGCTTTATATGTAGTTGTATCAGGTTTCAATGCACCACCAGCGTTCAAGCCACTTGCGAAGTAGATCGGAGGAGTACTTACGTTTGAAGCACCACCTGAGAAGAAGATAGCGTTTGCAACAGTATCAGTTCCATCAACAGTAGAAGCAATGTTTGCCTGAGCACAAGCTTCTGCGATCAATGTATTGTTTGTTGGGTTGCCACCATTACTACGTCCGAAGGAGATAACGTTGCCAGTATCTGTATATACACCAGATGCAACACGTCCATCACCCCAACCGTTAGCTACAGAAGCAGCTGCACGATAAACATAAGCAGGATTGCCAGCAGAAGCTGAAACAACCATACCTGTAATGTCTGTACGTGTATCGTCATTCCTGTAAGGGGAAGGAACGATAACGTCAGCTGCATTCCACTTAGCAGCTACTTTTCCTGTGACTTCAGCATAACCACGGTTTTGGAAATACTTCCAACCTGGGACAGCCAAAACAGCGGTAGGACCACCTTTTGTCTTGTCATTAGTGCTGTCATCGTTGGTATCAATATTTTTGTACCAACCGTTCAAAGGCTCTGCCCAGTTTCCTGGGAAGATCTTTTTGGAAGACAAATAAGCCATTTATTTCTCCAATTGTATTTTTCTAGTTAATAATCAATGTATGATTTAAGCGTCAGCTACGAAGCTAAATCCTGTTGTTACGAAGTCTTTATTAAGTGCTTCAAACCCAGCGTACAACTGCCAAATCAAAATAATGAATCTTGAGAAATCATCATTATTATTTATTAGTACTTGTGCGTTTGGTCCACCAATTCCAACACCGATTGCTTGAGGGCCGAAGAAGTATCCTTGAGCAACTTCTCTAGAAGCATATGCACCACCAGCATTATATGAGGAAGTGATATTCTTGGTTGGGAAGTTTGTAGACTCGAAGAACTTAACACCTTCAAACTGTACGCCTGTTGGCATTACAGGTTCGCCAGCTAAGAAATAAGCTTGTCCAGCTTGTGGTCCTTGATAGAAACTTGCGTTGTTAGGAACCATGGGATTGCCCATGTACATTCCTTGTCCAGGAGCACCTGCATAACGAGCGATTTCTCTGAAGTCAGAATCACGACGTAGATGCATCATGAATGTTGGATCACAGATGCAACGATATAGACCGTCAGCATATGTAGGGACATTACGCTTACGTAAATCCTTTACAACGTTCAAAAGGTCAGTCTTAACAGAGAACTGCTGCTTTGTATTTGTTACTTCAGTAGCAGAGTAAGAAATACGACCAGATGAATCCTTAGTCTTACCATCTGCGAAATAATATCCACCTTGGCTAGTTGAAGCAGCACCATTAGCTTCTGCTTTTGCTAGTTCATCAATGAATACTCTGTCTCTCCAACGTCTGTAATCATCAAGAAGGGTCAAACTACCTATTGACTGATGGAACATATTAAGGTTCCCTGTGTCAAGTAGTAGACGCTGTGCTGTTACAAGAGTTTCTCTTGCAATCTTGAAAGTACTTGATTGTGTAGCATCACCAGGATCTGCAGGACCTGTGTACTCTTTAAGTACTACAAGAACTTTTTCCTTTGTGATGTTACGGCTATTGGCAGTACCAATAGTTTGATCAGCTACACGCTCACGGCTGTCCTTCGTACCAGGAGATCCCCAGAACTTGTAACGATCCAACTGAACAGTTTGTCCAGGTTGGCGAGTGAAGTCGTGTACCACTACAGGTTCTACAGCCATTTCAGCTATATAACCTGGATGTGGTCTGTATAGTTCGGCTCCCAAAATTTTTGGGAAATCATTATCAATAAACACTTGTTGTTATCCTCCCATGAAGAGTGTCTGAAGTTTGTCAATTATCGGGTGAAAGATTCAGACATGAGCATGCCTTATCTAACTTTAAATTCTAACAGTGAGTAACTTATTACTAATTTATAAAAACTACTAGCACTATTGAAGTGCTAGCAGCTAATTAATAATTACTCCATTACAAACAGTTTATTTTGTACTGTTTGTGGTGCAGCTTGGTTAAGAACTTTCCATGCATTTGATGGATCTCTTGCCATCTGCTCATTGAAACTACCCCAGAAATTTTCTGGCTGTTGTGGAGCTTCAGCAGTTGGAGGAGCTGGTAACTGAGTTGCTGGCTGTCCAACTTGCTGTCCTTGAACAGGCTGAGTTGGATATCCTTTTGTCTCAAGTTGAGCTTCGTTCTCATACACAGGGTGAGGACCTTCTGGACCGAAGAACTTCAATGTGTAGTCACTAAGTACATCAGGATTAGTGAGAATCTCGTTATAAGCTAAATTCTCTTGATGCTCATTAGTTGCAAACTGTGCATATCCTTTAATATTATCTGCTGCTCTATTACCCCATGTAACTGCTTCATCCAGCATCCCTTCTAGATTTACTGCGTACTGGTTTAGTACTGCTGGTGCTTCTATCCCGAATGCGTCCATCACTTGACGGCTTTCGTCGCTCATTCCTACCGCTGCCTGGACTTGGTCCATTTGCTCCGAGGAGAGACTCGAAGAGGTTTGGGAAGAGTTGGGCGATGAGATCGGGCTGGGAGGCGAGATCTGCGGAGCCGACTGTGGTGTAGGCTGGACGCTGGTTTGTCCGTAGTTGGCCTGGGTATATTGCGGAGTCGGAGCCGTCTGAGACGGTTGACCCTGGAACGGGGATTGGACTGGTGCGCTCAGAACTCCTATCACCTTGTTGAACGCCGATTCCCATGGATTCCCCTGTGGGGCTTCCGCTGGTTGGGATTGGGGGGCGAACTGAGTAGGGGCTGATGGGGAGCTGGGGGCTGCCTGTGGTACTGCTTGGGGGAAGCTCGTACCCACTTGATATGGAACTGGTGCTGTCTGAACTGCTTGTGGAGCTGCTGCTGGAGCTGCCGCCACGTAGCTGTTCGGTGCGACGGCTGCTGGTGCTTGGCTCGTCGGTTGGGTCGATTGGACGGTAGCGTCCTGCATAACTCATCTCCTTCTGAAGTGCTTCTAGTGTTCGATACAGATATGGGGTTAAATCCAATCTTGGATCTGCTGCCATAGGTAGATCGGGTGATTGTGGGTGCGGGGTCTGCATCATTCCCCCCACTAACTTTGCGAATTGAGAGTATGCACTCTGTAATTCGTTCACCATTCTGAATGGGAAACCCGAAAGCATTGCTGCTCTTTCCTCATCCGTCTTAGACGGGAAGAGATATTTCAGTGCTTCTATGCTATCTACCCCTAATTCTTGAAGGTTTCTAACAACAATCGAATTATTCAACGTATCCTGAGTTGAGTCTTCATATACTGGCCCCAACCATCTCCATTGCATCGTTACATCACCATCAGGTATTAAACCCATTACACCTGGAGGAATCTGTTCAGTACGTAGACAAGCAATCATTAATTTCTTTACTTGATCCTCATACATTCCCATAGCACCTTCATAAGCATTTCTCTCGTCATCACTTGCACCATCAGGTAAATCCATAGGTTTCTCTAAACCTGCAGCTGCTGCTAATGAATCCTTAAATAGTCTTTCTTCTTGGAAAATAATTAACTCAAGACAACGAGCTAAACCATAGTCATAAATAGATTTTGCTTTCTTTTTA